ATACAGAATACTGGGACGACGCGAAAGACATACTTCATTCTGCATAAATTTAGACGACATTAATTTATTTTCTAATAGTATAACGTAATGTCGAATCAAGCAAAGCCGTATGAGGAACTTTCTGAATTCAACAGAGACAACTTTCCGGGATCTAGCTCTTCCGCGTCTTCTTTAGATTATCCAGTTGCTCAGGGCGTTGCAAGCCTAGTTTACGGGGTAATTTGGGGAGACGGAACTTACCAGAACTCTGCATCAGGAGGAGGTGGAGCTGCTCTTACCGTACAAGACGGTACAGTCACCGTAAACAACGTCACAGATATAAACGTAACAAACGGAACCCTTACGGACAATGGAGGAGGAAGTGTGAGCATCACTACTGGAGGAGGTGGAGGAGGTGTGACAAATCCTATGACTGCTGATTTGGACGCAGGTGGTTTCAGTATTTTCAACCTTCCAGAAATAAATGATTCAGCGGCGGTTCAGTACGTAAATATGGGACCGGTGGTGCCAGGAAATGACTATGTTGTAGCTATTATATCCACAGCTGCCATAGCGGAGGGTTCAGTTACAATCGTAAGTAGATGTTTGGATGTCGGGTTTAAACAGACAGTCGTATTTACTGCAACGGCGTATCGAACAAGAGGGCACGCTAACGTTATAGCTAATCTAACTGAGTCTGATACGCCAATTTTTGAAGCAGTTGTGCTCGGAGAAAGGTCTGGTTCATTGTTTTGTAATTTAAGGTGTTCAGCACCCTCGTCCACTTGGGAAGTTAGGGCTTATATGAACCAAGACGATAAAGGAACTATTGGATCATATGGAGACAGCTGGAGGCTATCTCCTTCTGCTTCGATTGCCCCTGGTCTTGGTACAGTATTCGTGGAAATGAGGTTGGGCTTCCAAGCAGAAGGACAGGCTACAATGTCGGGAGATCTTGATGTAGTTGACGGAGTCACGTGCAGAACACTTGCTTGTGACACAGCCTCCGCTACAACATCAGTAACAACAAATACTACATTTACAAACGAAATAAGGGACAATGGTTTTGCCCCCATAGGCATATTCAACACGATAAGCATGCAAAACAATGACATACAATCCGCTGGGGTAGTGGGAGGAACAGCTTTCGTTGGAGCAGCTTTAAATTTAACAATTCCTATAGGCCATCCAACAAACGGCCCTCTTTTCGTTGACACACAAAACAACAGAGTGGGCATAAATGTCCCAGTTCCTACAGAAGACTTTGAAATAGACGGTAATATCCAACTGGACAGTGCTGGAGCAAACAAGATTAAGTTCTACGACGGAACAGCTACAACTGAAAGAGCTGAAATAGACGCAGTTGCATCAGGAACAGGAGGTCAATTAGTGCTTTACACAAAGGAAGACCCAGGTACAGTCACCGCTAAGATGACAATTCAGGCAGATGGCAGAATAACAATAACGAATAGAATAGAAGGCCTACCCAATCCTGTCGCTGCCACTGACGCAGCGAATAAGCAATATGTGGACGCATCTATTCCTAGCCTGGCAGGCTACGTTCAAAACCCAATGACCTCTAACTTGGACGCAGCGTCCTTTAAGATTACTAACTTACTCGACCCAACTGCTGCGCAGGACGTAGCAACTAAAGCGTATGTTGATTCTAGTGTTCCTACTGGGTTCGTTACAAATCCCATGTCTTCAGCGTTAGACGGTGGTAACTTCGACATGACTAATATAAACAACATAGTAGTTAACAACAGGATCACCTCTGGTGGTTACCAAGAAACGTTCGACAGTATGTACGCAGGTCAGGCCCTGAGTTCTCCACTCCAGGGTTTCTGCCAGTTCATGTTGCCATTTCAATCTAGTCTTGGTACAGGAGTAATGCCAACTTGGACAAACGGATACCTCGATCCTCAAAAGATGAGCTCAAGGGTTACTGTAACAGAGACTGTAACGGCACCAGGAGCAAATAAGCTCAATGCCGTTTCTCTTATATCCAGTACAATAGGCGCATACAACCTCCTTTCCGGAGCTCCTGGTAGTAATGTTATTATTACTATACCACCTCAACTGGACAACCATACGTTTACAGTACAAGTGGACGGTGAGTGGAACGGTTCAACAATAGGTGGTAATGGTAACTCGTATATATATATTAGAGAAGACGCTAACCCTGCAGGAACAATATACGGAATGTGTACAGGACAAGCAGTTGATGGTGCAAGGTATCCTTGTTGCTTGAACTTCGTTGGTTCTCTCCCAGCTGGTGACTATGCTATTTTGGTGGGTCACTACGACTTAGGCTCTTCAAGAGACTATAATGCAAGGATGAGAGTTGGATATATAGGTTATTTCACAGGATAATTACGTTTTAACCATATATTAACCATTAAATACTGTATTAATAGCTAATAATTAAGCAAAATAGGCGATAATACCTTAATAAAACCGGTTTTATTAAGGTATTATCGCCTATTTTGCTTAATTATTAGCTATTAATACAGTATTTAATGGTTAATATATGGTTAAAACGTAATTATCCTGTGAAATAACCTATATATCCAACTCTCATCCTTGCATTATAGTCTCTTGAAGAGCCTAAGTCGTAGTGACCCACCAAAATAGCATAGTCACCAGCTGGGAGAGAACCAACGAAGTTCAAGCAACAAGGATACCTTGCACCATCAACTGCTTGTCCTGTACACATTCCGTATATTGTTCCTGCAGGGTTAGCGTCTTCTCTAATATATATATACGAGTTACCATTACCACCTATTGTTGAACCGTTCCACTCACCGTCCACTTGTACTGTAAACGTATGGTTGTCCAGTTGAGGTGGTATAGTAATAATAACATTACTACCAGGAGCTCCGGAAAGGAGGTTGTATGCGCCTATTGTACTGGATATAAGAGAAACGGCATTGAGCTTATTTGCTCCTGGTGCCGTTACAGTCTCTGTTACAGTAACCCTTGAGCTCATCTTTTGAGGATCGAGGTATCCGTTTGTCCAAGTTGGCATTACTCCTGTACCAAGACTAGATTGAAATGGCAACATGAACTGGCAGAAACCCTGGAGTGGAGAACTCAGGGCCTGACCTGCGTACATACTGTCGAACGTTTCTTGGTAACCACCAGAGGTGATCCTGTTGTTAACTACTATGTTGTTTATATTAGTCATGTCGAAGTTACCACCGTCTAACGCTGAAGACATGGGATTTGTAACGAACCCAGTAGGAACACTAGAATCAACATACGCTTTAGTTGCTACGTCCTGCGCAGCAGTTGGGTCGAGTAAGTTAGTAATCTTAAAGGACGCTGCGTCCAAGTTAGAGGTCATTGGGTTTTGAACGTAGCCTGCCAGGCTAGGAATAGATGCGTCCACATATTGCTTATTCGCTGCGTCAGTGGCAGCGACAGGATTGGGTAGGCCTTCTATTCTATTCGTTATTGTTATTCTGCCATCTGCCTGAATTGTCATCTTAGCGGTGACTGTACCTGGGTCTTCCTTTGTGTAAAGCACTAATTGACCTCCTGTTCCTGATGCAACTGCGTCTATTTCAGCTCTTTCAGTTGTAGCTGTTCCGTCGTAGAACTTAATCTTGTTTGCTCCAGCACTGTCCAGTTGGATATTACCGTCTATTTCAAAGTCTTCTGTAGGAACTGGGACATTTATGCCCACTCTGTTGTTTTGTGTGTCAACGAAAAGAGGGCCGTTTGTTGGATGGCCTATAGGAATTGTTAAATTTAAAGCTGCTCCAACGAAAGCTGTTCCTCCCACTACCCCAGCGGATTGTATGTCATTGTTTTGCATGCTTATCGTGTTGAATATGCCTATGGGGGCAAAACCATTGTCCCTTATTTCGTTTGTAAATGTAGTATTTGTTGTTACTGATGTTGTAGCGGAGGCTGTGTCACAAGCAAGTGTTCTGCACGTGACTCCGTCAACTACATCAAGATCTCCCGACATTGTAGCCTGTCCTTCTGCTTGGAAGCCCAACCTCATTTCCACGAATACTGTACCAAGACCAGGGGCAATCGAAGCAGAAGGAGATAGCCTCCAGCTGTCTCCATATGATCCAATAGTTCCTTTATCGTCTTGGTTCATATAAGCCCTAACTTCCCAAGTGGACGAGGGTGCTGAACACCTTAAATTACAAAACAATGAACCAGACCTTTCTCCGAGCACAACTGCTTCAAAAATTGGCGTATCAGACTCAGTTAGATTAGCTATAACGTTAGCGTGCCCTCTTGTTCGATACGCCGTTGCAGTAAATACGACTGTCTGTTTAAACCCGACATCCAAACATCTACTTACGATTGTAACTGAACCCTCCGCTATGGCAGCTGTGGATATAATAGCTACAACATAGTCATTTCCTGGCACCACCGGTCCCATATTTACGTACTGAACCGCCGCTGAATCATTTATTTCTGGAAGGTTGAAAATACTGAAACCACCTGCGTCCAAATCAGCAGTCATAGGATTTGTCACACCTCCTCCACCTCCTCCAGTAGTGATGCTCACACTTCCTCCTCCATTGTCCGTAAGGGTTCCGTTTGTTACGTTTATATCTGTGACGTTGTTTACGGTGACTGTACCGTCTTGTACGGTAAGAGCAGCTCCACCTCCTCCTGATGCAGAGTTCTGGTAAGTTCCGTCTCCCCAAATTACCCCGTAAACTAGGCTTGCAACGCCCTGAGCAACTGGATAATCTAAAGAAGACGCGGAAGAGCTAGATCCCGGAAAGTTGTCTCTGTTGAATTCAGAAAGTTCCTCATACGGCTTTGCTTGATTCGACATTACGTTATACTATTAGAAAATAAATTAATGTCGTCTAAATTTATGCAGAATGAAGTATGTCTTTCGCGTCGTCCCAGTATTCTGTAT